AGGCGATGGACAATTATATTTCAGTGGTGATCTAACACTGAATGTTGGTGGGGACTTTAATCTAAACGTTGGCGGATCTTTCAATGTCCAAGCGAAAGATGAAACAAAAACAATCAACGGTCCTTCCCGTGATCTTTACTTTGGAAACAAATATACCTCTATCGTAGGTAGTCGTCAGGACTTTATGACGGAGAATTATACCTCTGCTGCTCTCGGTTATAGAGATGTTTATACAAAGGGCGATCATAAGACTGCTGCTGAAGGTTCTTCTACGATAGCATCGAAAGGTGCAATTAGTATGTCATCTGAAGTGCAGATGGTCCAGTCGTCTCCTGATATTAATATCGGTGCAGAGAATATTTCTGTATTCGGTGCTACAGGTAATATCGGTGGTGCGGGTGTTATTATGCACAGCTATAATATGTTTGCGGGGCATAGCATTTGGGCTGCAGAGACAGTGAATACTAAAACTGTTACAGCAACTCGTACAATGAATGCCACTTCGTTCCATGGTGACCTATTTGGTACAGCAACGGATGCTCTTGCTGCAAACGTTGCAGCTGCACCTGGTGGCGGTGGGGCATCACAAACATCTAGCACTGATGCTTCATTCGATAATACAGGATTAAACGATAAAGCTACTACAGCAGTAATGTCAGAATATCTCCACAAGGGCGGATATGGAATACAGAAGGTATTCGTTGATAAAGGTGATCATCTGAAAGCTGCATATGATAAGACGAGAGACACGGGTGGGGTAACAACCAGAATCCTTAGAACCTCTGAAGTAAGAGCAAGAATGAGAGACACTGGTCATAGATCAAACCCAGAGTTTGCCAACTATCAGGTCTCTTCTGGTGTTATTAATCCTAAGCATATTAATACCACACCAACAAGTGTGCAAACTGTAGTGAATCCAAAAGATGTCACGATCACGGGGCGTAACCCATCAATTGAAGCAAAAGATGTTAAGATGAGGGTAAAGGCTGATGTGAATAAGGCTGCTCCTCTTTCTATTGACTCGAGATATAATCCGCAGTCAGCAACAGAAATTACTTCTAAGACTCTTCTTGATCGTGGTATATCCTTATCACAATTCCTTTACGGTAAAGGCGATCCAGGTAAACTAGATCCAACGCTATCGTTAGAAGGAAGAAAGCAACTTGTAAGAAATCTACTCCCACAGGCTAATATCTTAAGAAGAATTCGTGATAACAAAGATCTATTTAAAGGCTATAATCTTGAAGTAGTAGAAGGTGTATATCTAAAAGAACCAAAGGAGAAGATTACTCCAGATGGTATTCTAGATCTTAGATCGCAGGGTCGCGCGGTCGTGTACGAACTGATTGGTCCAAATGGTGTGATTGATAAGGATAAGACCTTTGACCTAGCTGTCTGGCTATCAGCGAATATTCGATATGATAAGATTATTCTAGACTATGATGAATACGATCCAAAGGGTCAGGCCGAAGATCATAACGTCCAGATCATTATAATTATGCCGTCTATTGGTGCAGACTTTACTGCAAGCTTTAAAATGGAAACTGAAACTCTATTTAACAATAAATCACAGGGTCGTGAATTTATTAAGATTGGTCCGAAGAATCCTAAGCTGAACGAAGGCAATCCCGGAGACGGTGGACAAGATCTATCAGATGGTGATAATGAAATTCTTGACGATGAGATTCAGGCTATAGTTCCAAATACAAGATACACTGGTAATCCAGAAAACCTATCTGGAAGATTTAATAACTTTGGTCAATTCTCTTCTTATCTTACTACCACCTACGCTAAGAACACAAATAAGAATGGATCAAGTTATATCTTCAATAATCAACAGTACTGGTTCTTGACAAATAGTGCCGGAAGAGTTTCACTAGTAAAATCTTATGATGAATATTTAGCTGCATCTAAAACAATTAATGCAATTTAAATACTATGAAAACCATATAAATATACTAAACTTTAGGGAAGAAAATGGTTAGAAAGTATTTCGCAGCGGAAGATGGGGATTTACAAACTAGAAGCCTTGTGACTTCTAGAGATAAACTGTATTCCGATCTAGATCTTACCTTTACTAAGAAACCTTCAGGTGACGTCTATAAGAAGACTGATGCGGCTGCGGTAAAGCAAGCGGTAAAGAATCTCCTGTTGACAAACATTGGGGAGAAACCCTTTAACCCATTCTTTGGCGGCGGGTTAAGCGATCTTCTCTTTGAACTAGCAGATGATGAAACAAATGTGCTATTAACAGAACAAATTACTTCTGCAATAGAAAACTTTGAACCAAGAGCTAAGCTTTTATCTATTGTACCAAACGTACAGCCTGACAATAATACCGCAAGAGTAAAAGTAGAATTCCAAATAGTAAATACCTCAGAAACCGTTACTTTCGAAACAACAGTAATAAGGCTAAGATAAAATGGCAACGAGTATAGAATCCACCCAACTTGATTTTGCTAGAATCAAAGAAGCTTTAAAGACCCATTTTTTAGCTACTGATACATTTGCGGATTATGATTTTGAGGCTTCTGCCTTAGACAATATCCTTGACGTCTTAGCCTATAATACCCATTATAACGGTTTGATTAGTAACTTTGCTTTGAATGAAGCATTTTTAAATACTGCACAACTAAGAAGCTCCGTTCTAGCAATTGCCGAAAGTCTTGGTTATACACCAAGATCAAAAACTGCTGCATCAGCGGTGGTAAATCTAGCAATTACCATTACCGATAGTGGAAGACCTTTATCAGTAACTTTGCCTACCAATCAAAGATTCAATACTACAATCGATGATGTATCCTATACATTCTGGACTACAGAAGTATATTCAGCAACTGATGATGGCAATGGGGTTTATAGATTTGAAAATTCTCTAGGTGATAGAAATATTTCAATTTATGAAGGTTCTTTAAAGACCAAATCTTTCTTAGTTAGTTCAAACGATAACCCAATCTATATTATTCCTGATGAAAATATCGATACAAGTACTGCGGTCGTAAGAGTTTATAGAAATAGAAATTCAAGTGTATATGACACTTATCTTCCATATTCTCAGGCATTATCGGTTTCTGCAACCTCAACCTATTATGCTCTTAGAGAATCTCCAAATGGTTTCTATGAACTCTATTTTGGTGATGGATCGATCATTGGTAAGAAACCAATCCCAGGAGAATTTATTGTAGTTACTTACTTGGCTACAAATGCTGCTGCAGGAAATGGTGCAAGAACATTCAGCGCTCAATCCGCACTGACTGTGAATAGCACTGACTATACCTTAAGCGTTACTACAGTCTCTAGATCAGGTGGTGGTTCAGAAAAAGAATCTATTACATCAATTAAAGCAAATGCGCCCATTCAGTTTTCTGCGCAGAATAGATTAGTTACTGCGACCGATTATATTGCTCTTATTAATTCGAATTATGGTAGCTATTTAAGAGATGTTACCGCATGGGGTGGCGAAGATAATGAACCACCAAATTACGGTAAAGTATATGTTGCACTTAATTATAAAGATGGTATAACAGACCAGGTAAAGCAAACCGTTCAGAATAGTATTATTACAGATCTATCTGACAATAGAGCAATTATGTCAATCGATACGGTATTCGAAGAAACCCAAATTTGCTATATTGAAACATCTACTTTCTTTAACTTTAACCCAGCATTAACTAGTACAACTGTAAGTTCCATTGAAAATCAGGTTAACACCCTAATAGCAAATTACTTTACTACAAATCTAGATCAGTTTAATAAAATTTTTAGAAGATCGGTTATTTTAGCTGAAGTAGATGACCTTTCGGTTGCTGTTTTAAACTCAAGAATGGATGTAAAAGTACAGAAAAGATTCTCACCAATCTTGGCTCAATCAAACTCTTACAGAGTAATATTCCCAGTAGAACTTTCCGCCCCATTGTCAGACACCAGGGTCATTACTTCTAATCCATTTGTCTATCTTGGTCAGAATTGTATTATACGTAATAGGTTAAATAGTAATGTATTAGAAGTCGTAACGGTAGCAGATCAGCTTGTACTAGTAACAAATGTTGGTTCATACGATGCACTAAAAGGAATAGTAAATATTGTAGGGTTTGCCCCTACTACCTTAAATGGATCTGCTACCCAAATGAAGATTTCTGCAATTCCAGCAAACCAAAGTACTGTCAGACCTTTAAGAAATTTCGTACTTAGTCTTGATACAAACAATTCATTCTCTTCCGCCCAGATCGACTACGAAAGAATTAGGGTTACTCTATAATGTCCCACACCCTAGATTCATTAAACAGAGTCCAGTCTAACTTTATCTCGAGTAAAGTTAGAGAAGTTTTACCTGAACATTTTGTAACTGATTACCCCAATCTTGTGGAATTCTTAGAATCCTATTATGATTATATGGAAAAAGATGATCAAGGGTTTACTTATTTTATTAGTTCACTATATCAAGCACGAGATTTAAATACTACTCTATTAGCCCAGCTGAATAGTATTTTTACAGAGATCGGCCTTGGAACAAATGTAAGTGATTTTAAGATTAATCCCAGATTAGTAGCAAAATTATTCGCAGACTTTTATCGTGAAAAAGGTAGTGCAAACTCTGCTAAACTTTTCTTCCGAGGGTTTTTCGATGAAGAAGTAGAAATAGTATATCCGAAAAGAAATATATTCGTTGTTAACGAATCTTTACTTGGCCC